TGCCCGCAAGAAATAAAAAGAATTTCAGACCTACAAAGTCTGGAGCAGGCATGACACAAGCCGGGGTCAAAGCCTACAGAAGATTAAATCCTGGCTCTAAACTAAAAACAGCCGTGACCGGTAAAGTGAAGAAAGGGTCAAAAGCTGCTAAACGCAGAAAATCATACTGCGCAAGATCACTAGGTCAGCTCAAAAGAGCTTCAGCAAAAACAAGAAACGATCCGAACTCACGTATCCGTCAGGCTAGAAGGAGATGGAAATGTTAAAAAAAAGAAAAGCTATCAAAAAAGTAATTAAAGGTTTGAAGAAAGCCTCTAAATTACATGCTGGTCAAGCTAAGACATTGAAGGGAGTAATCGGAAAAAATGCAACTAGAAACAATAATAAATAGACTCCTAAAATATCTACATAGAAGAAATGAAGAATTGTCTGCAGCCTTAACGTCCGGCGGCATTGACAATATGTCAAAATATAACTATATAGTAGGACAGATAACAGCCCTAGAGGCAACTAAACAGGAACTCTCTAACCTGCTAGAAGATAAGGAGCAACATGGAACAGTCATCGACATCAAAGATAAAACTACCGAATAAAGAATTGGTAGGAGTCAAAAAAGAAAAAGATTTTTCAAAAGAAGATTCACAGAAACTACCACAACCAACTGGTTGGAGGATGTTAGTTTTGCCTTTCAAAATGAAAGAGAAAACTAAAGGCGGGTTAATACTTGCTGAGACAGCCTTAGAGAGACAACAAGTTGCGTCGCAATGTGGTTTAGTTTTAAGAATGGGTCCAGATTGTTACAAGGACAAGGAAAGATATCCTAAAGGTCCTTGGTGCAAGGAAGGGGAATGGGTAATGTTTGCCCGTTATGCTGGATCAAGAATAAAGATAGAAGGTGGAGAAATACGTCTGCTAAACGATGACGAAGTTTTAGCAACCATCAAGAATCCTGAGGATATCTTGCATGAATATTAATACCATAGGAGGAAACTATGCCAACTGAAGAGCAAAAAACAGTCGATATTGATACATCAGGCCCAGGTGCCGAAATCAATGTTGAAGAAAAAAAAGACGAGTCGGTTGTAGAAACCGAAGCGCCGAAACAAGAACAAGTAGAAACGAAACAAGAAGAAGTAAAAGAAGAACCTAAAGAAGAATTAAAAGAAGGATCAGAACCGGAAGAAAAAAAGGACGAAGAAAAATTAGAAGACTACAGTAAAGGAGTTCAAGCAAGAATTGCCAAACTAACTCGTAAGATGCGTGAAGCAGAGCGGAGAGAGAAGGCCGCTTTAGATTATGCAAAAGCAGTTGAAGGCAAAAGAAAAACTTTGGACTCTAGATTTGGTCAAGTTAATAAAGATTACGTAAATCAATTCGAAAAAAGAGTAAAAGACGGAATGGATTCAGCGCAAAAAGAACTATCGACAGCGATAGAGTCTGGCGATGCTACAGCCCAAGTTAATGCTCAAAAAAGAATAGCTGCGTTATCTATTGATGAAGCAAGACTAAATGTAATGAAGGAGACTAAACCCGTAGAAGAAAAACAAGTTAAGTTAGAAGACGCTGTTGATCTTCCAAGGGAAACTCCATCGGAATTACCTAACCCTGACCCTAGAGCGGAAGAGTGGGCTGCAAGAAATACTTGGTTTGGACAAAACAGACCAATGACGTTTACAGCTTTTGAAATACATAAAGATCTAGTGGATAAGGAAGGTTTTGACCCAAAATCAAACGAATATTATGCGGAAGTTGATAAGAGAATAAGACTTGAATTTCCGAATAAGTTTGATATAAAAGACAGTAATTCGTCGGCTAGACCGACGCAAACTGTAGCTTCGGCTAGACGAGTAGTTAGGCCGAGCACAAAAACTGTGAAACTCACATCATCACAGGTAGCAATAGCTAAAAAATTAGGTGTGCCACTCGAAGAATATGCGAAACAATTAAAAATCACGAAGGAGGTATAAGCATATGGAAAATGAAAATAAAAAAACTTCTCGTGCGAACCAATCTAGGTCTAAATCTGAAAGACCAAAGGTTTGGGTTCCACCATCATCTTTAGATGCACCCCCTGCACCTGATGGATTCAGGTACAGATGGATAAGAGCCGAGGTAGCCGGTTTCCAAGATACGAAAAACATAACTGGACGATTAAGAGAAGGTTATGAATTAGTTCGTGCCGAAGAAGTCGAAAATGCAGGTGACTATCCGATTCTCGAAGACGGGAAATACAAGGGGGTTATCGGAGTTGGAGGCCTTTTACTTGCAAAGGTACCGATCGAGATCGCGCAGCAAAGATCGGACTATATGGCAAATCGTCATAAAGACCGAAGTGAAGCCGTAGCAAACGATCTTATGAAGGAGCAGGATAGTAGAATGCCTATCAATGTTGACAGGCAATCTCGTGTAACCTTCGGTGGTACAAAGAAATAATTTTTTAGTTATTTCTCGGGTTAATCCCTATCATCGATTTAACGTTAACCAATATGGTATAGGAGAAAACTATGGCAAATAGAAATAGTCAGGGTTTTGGACTGATCCCAGCTGGAAGATTAGGTGGTGGACCATCTATCCAAGGTCAAGGTAAGTACAAAATCGATGCTGGACACAGCACAACTATATACAATGGTGAATGTGTAAAAATCTCTAGCGGTTATGTAGTAGGCGGAAACGGTTCTGCTGCAGACATCTTAGGTGTTTTGAACGGAATATTCTTTAATGCGGCAACAACTTTGAAGCCGACATTCTCGAACTTCTACAAAGCAACTATCACACCAGCTAACAGTGAAGACACAACAGCTTTTGTAATAGACGACCCTTACCAGCAATATGTGGTTGCAGCGGATGATGCGACTGGAGTAACAACAATGTTAGAAACGTATGATATGAATACATCAGCAGGTAGCGATATCACTGGTAAATCATCATCTACATTAGACATTGGAACGACTTCAGCGAACGGTAAACAATTTAGAATGCTAAGATCAGCGGAGGATCCTGAAAATGAGGATGCTACAGCTGCTCGAGCTTCTGTGATTGTTGTATCGAATCTTAATTCGTTCAACGGCCACAATTAATAGGAGCAAATAGACTATGGCAATATCAAGATCGCAACTAGTTAAAGAACTAGAACCAGGCCTAAATGCACTATTTGGGCTGGAATACAAAAGGTATGAAAATCAGCATGCTGAGATTTATACAGCGGAAAACAGTGACAGAGCTTTTGAAGAAGAAGTAATGTTATCTGGTTTCGCAAACGCGCAAGTAAAAGCAGAAGGTGCAGGAGTCTCTTTTGACGAAGCACAAGAAACTTTTACAGCGAGATACACTCACGAGACCGTAGCTTTAGCATTTGCTATCACGGAAGAAGCTATCGAAGATAATCTCTACGATAGACTAGCTTCTAGATACACAAAAGCTTTAGCAAGATCTATGAGTAACGCTAAACAAGTAAAAGCAGTTGAACCTCTAATCAATGGTTTTGGAACTTTCAAAACTGGAGATGGAGTTGCTTTATTTAGTGGTTCTCACCCGACAGTAGCAGGAACGTTTTCAAACACGTTAGCTACAGCGGCGGATCTTAACGAAACTTCATTAGAACAGTCGATGATTGACATCGCGGCTATGACTGATGAAAGAGGTCTAAGAGTTGCAGCAAGAGGAGTAAAAATGCTTATTCCTTCTAAGCTTCAGTTTACAGCTGAGAGATTGATGAAATCTCAAGGTAGAACTGGAACAGCTGACAATGATATCAATGCAATCGTATCAATGGGTATGGTTCCTCAAGGTTATAGAGTGAACAACTACCTAACAGATGACGATGCGTTCTATATCTTGACAGACGTGCCAAACGGCATGAAAATGTTCAACAGAGCACCGTTGACAACTGCAATGGAAGGTGATTTCGACACTGGCAACGTAAGATACAAAGCTAGAGAAAGATATTCTTTTGGAGTATCAGACCCTAGAGGTATTTTCGCGTCACCAGGTGCGTAATAACTAACTAATTAAAAAGGGGGCTTTCGGGCCCCCTTTTTTTATGATAGAAAGATAGGACTCATGAAAACATTTCGAATACAAATAAGAGCATATGGCTACTATGCTGATTTTCAACTTGCATCAGAAGACAGCACTGAAGCATTCAATAATGCACTAGTTGACAAACTAGGAGAAAATGCTATAACATGGGAAAAAGATGGATTTATAGACCATCGTAAACTATGGATAACCTACGAGGAGATCATAGATGCAGACTCAAGTAAGAGACCTTTACAAAACGAAGAGGGGCCTCGAGACAGAGTGGGCGGTGCAACAGCGTGATAACCAAAGATATACTTTGGACATGGTCAGGATTGACAATAAAATTAGAGAAGTTGTTAATCAAATTAAGTTAGAAGAAGCTAGATTAGCTAATCTAACTAACAAGATCGAAGACGCAGCACCCGAAGTTTCTGTAGCTACTTAGTAAAAAGCTACATCTTGGATAAATATCAAACCAAAGCACGGGCTCTCTTGCACTCTACTAAAAAAGGGAGTATAAATTCATCACTGTATAATTATTAAAGATCATAGACGCGTACAGTCGACGGCCTAGAGACTATGATCGTATAAACTAGGAGGATATAATATGGCAAAAACAACGTTTTCAGGACCGGTGATTTCCAAAAATGGATTTCAAAATACGGGACCTGGCATGACTGTTAGCTTAACAGCTGACACAACTTTGACAGTTGCTACACACGCAGGTAAGATCTTACTTACAAATGATGCTGACGGTAAATTTACTTTACCAAGTATCAATGTAAATAGTAACGGTGCTACTGCAGGTGATACTGACTTCAATAACTTAAACAACATTGGTGCAACTTTTCACTTTTATGTGGAAACAGCTGCAACTGATATGGACATCAAAACAGATGGTACTGACAAATTTAAAGGCGGTATCATGATAGCTGTAGATGATGGCTCTAAAAAAGCTTTCATACCAGGTGCATCTAACGATGTTATAACTATGAATGGTTCTACAAAAGGTGGAATCGTTGGTAGTGTCGTATCTTTCACAGCGATTGATACAGCTACATATTTGGTTCACAATTCTTTATTGCTTGGATCAGGTACAATAGTAACACCATACGCAGACGCGTAATAAGTAATTAGTGTGGGTCTTCGGACCCACACTTAAATTTAAGGAGATAAAATATGTCGTCAGATCAACGATTTACAAGGATAACATCTACTGGCCAAGTTCAAACTATTGGCGGTGGTTCTACTGCTATTGGACCTGCAAGAATAACTTACATTCAAGCTAAGGGACATGCTAGTGGACAACTTGAACTAAGAGATAGCGCAGACAACTCAGGAGCACTTTTATTTATTGCACACTTTGGAACAGAAGGTTTAGACATTTATGTTCCAGGCAATGGTATTAGATTTGAGACTACAATTCACGCAACTATATCTGGTACAGGTTCTGTTACACTTGGATATACTGGCTAAGGAGTTAAATGGCTAACACTACTTCGGGAACAGCTACGTTCGACAAGACTTTTGCTATTGATGAGATAGTAGAAGAATCTTTTGAGCGTATCGGACTACAGAATGTAGCTGGTTACCAATTAAAATCAGCAAGAAGATCTCTTAATATTTTGTTTCAAGAATGGGGAAACAGAGGTATTCATTATTGGGAAAT